GCGACAGACGAGTGGGCCTCCAGGGCCAGGAAGGACGGTAGTCATGGGTCGGCAAGGTAACGGTGCCGCAGTGAGGGTCGAGGCGCAGTGTCGTCGCTGTCCCCGCGTGGAGTCTGTCGAGGTTGAGCGGTCGGCGTTGAACAGGTTCGAGTTGCGGGCTGGGCTGGTGCAGAACCTGTTTCCTGACTTGTCGGCCTCCGAGAGGGAGGTTGTGATGGGTTGGCGCAACGGTTCGTTTCTGTGTTCGTCCTGTTGGGACGAGGTGTTCGCCGAGGAGGCTGTCCCTGAGCCTGACGATGGCTTGGATCGGCGGGAGCGTGACGCCTTTGAGGCTGGGTCTCCGACGCCTGTGTTTACGGTGTTGATGGATGACCTGTTGGGTGGTGACGTATGAGTGGGCCTCGACCATCGGCGAAGTGTTCGGCCGAGGGTATCGGCCGTGACCTGCTTGGTTTGATCGACTGGGTGGCCACTCATCGCCTGGACGTTCTCACTGACAGCGACTGGTTTAGGGAACTGATTCGTGAAGAGGTCGAGGCCGTGCTGCGGCGTCCCGAGGAGAGGCCAGGACCGTGGCCCGTGTGAAGCGTGGTAAGCACGGCGTGTTCATGTACGACAATGCCCGCTGCCGTTGCGATGTGTGCCGTAGGGCGCATCGCCGCCGTGCCGCCGAAGCCGCACGGGTTCGAGCCCGCAAAAAGGCTGGAGATCGGAGGGCTGCGGCGGACAAGCGTCGAGTCCGCCCATTGCCTGCGTGGCAGGCTGGCGGGACGATGACCAGGGAGCAGTACCTGCGGGAGCGTGACGCTGACGCTGAGGTGGGTGCTCCTCGCAGCGCGGCGCCCCGCAAGACCTTTATCCCAATCATTTAGGGAACAAGGGTGGTGGGCGTACAGCCTGTGGCCCGTTGACACGAACCAACACCCCGCCACATAGGTAACGGGGCGGCTCGGCCGCCCAGGTGGGACACTTTGGCGTTATGGCAGGGACTACGTTCGCTTCGGTGAAGTGGTCTCCGCCCGCAGGCCCGCCAAGGCAGGCCAGGAAGGACGAAACTATGCACATTCCAGAAGAGCCACACAACGAGGACATCACTGATGGGGTACGACCACTGGAGGCGGCAATGGAGATAGATATTACTCCAAACCCGCTTCTATTCGGTGAAAAGATGCGGACCCTGCTTGAACAATACGGCGATAATCACGCCGAGATTCTTCGCTGTTCAGCCGATATTGCCCGCAACCTGGAGCGGCTAAAAATGGTGTCAGCGTTCGTGCGGCGGCAAGCCATGCTCGACGCCCAAAACGAACTAGGTAACGGGGCGGCGGTGGGTCGCCTCGCTGGCGTTGGCCGCGTCAGGTCACATCAACTCATCAACCGTGCGACCGATGAGCGGATGCACCGCGTCACGTTGGAGGATGTGGTGGGTTACGCCGAGGAGAACCTGTACGTCTAGGTACCTAGGGAGACCCCCTTTAGGGGGGTCTCCCGTTACCGTTACCGAGTAACCGTTACGTTCCACCCTGTACGCTTAGGAAGGGTCCACCGTTGCACCGCCTCCGCCTGGTAGGGTTCTTTCCGTGATCGAGATTCCCCTCCGCCAATCATGGCTGAACACGTTCGACCGCTGCCCCGAGCAGGCCCGCCAGGAACGCCTGGGTTTGGTAACGACGCCGCCGAATAGTCACATGCTGCGAGGCAACCTGGTGCATGCCGCAATCGAGCATTGCGGCAACATGATGATGCAGCATGAAGCGACTCCTTCGCTGGAGGAATGCATGGAATACATGGATTCGGTAACGGCGGAACTTTCCTCCGAAGTTATTGAGTGGCGGGAAGATTACGAAAAGGTTGTTGATCGGGCACGCACCAATCTGACTGGCTGGTACAACGACTATCTTCCACTGTTGGGTATTCCAACTGGAGTTGAACAACGGTTTCGCATCACCCTCGACGAACGTGACGGTGTGCGTCTCGTCTTGACTGGTACCGCCGACTGGGTGGAGCCTCATCGGATAACAGACTGGAAGAACCCATCGAGGGAATACCTGCAGTGGGAGCAGCGCCGCTGGAATCTGCAGGCGACGGCGTACTGTCATGCCCTGGGGATCCCCTCGTTCGCCCTGGTTGCGATTGTGGACGGTCAGGTGCAGGAAACGCTGATAGAGCGCCCAGCGGGCCATGGAGAGGCCCTGAAGGATCTCTGCTGGGCTGCTGCTGGTCTGATACAGTCTGATCTCAAGGTCTGGCCGATGCGTTGGTCGGGATGGCACTGCTCACCAAAGTGGTGTCCCGTCTGGCAGGCTGGAGAATGCCGAGGGAAACACCTTGGTCCAAACCCGTGGTAGGAGAACAACCATGACAGATACAGGCACGACCGTAACGGTCGGGTTTACCCAGAAGGTGTCGGAGGCACCGTACGAGACCGCTGATTACCATTTCAGCATCACTCGCACGTACCCTGATTCCTTTACCGACGACGCCATCAAGGCGGAGGCGGAATCCATGTGGCACGACGCCAAGATGGAGGTGCTGCGTCAGGCAGGCCAGGAGTTCACCGTTGGGGAGGATGAACGCGTTATGCGTCTTCTCAAAAGCGGCGTGGCCCGACCTGATGCTGATCGAGGCGCCCCGTCCTCGCCGCCCGCTGCGAGTGTCGGTCCAACGCAGGCGTCGGCCCAGGCGCCTCCCGTTGCCCCATCCGCTGCCCCCGTTCTGGGAGTGAACAGCGGTAAGATATATCCCCGTGTCGACTTCTGTCTCGGCAAGCAGTCCGTCGAGAAGCAGGCAGCGTGGAACCTGTTGGCGTTCCAACCCAACGAGTGGTCCGACGGAAGCGGCGGCACCACCAAGGTGTACGAAGTCAAGGAACACGCCGACGGCACCACCGACCTGTCGAAAGGCGGGAAGAACTTCCCGAACTTTTCGGTAACGAAGGAAGCGTTGCAGCACATCGGCATTCAGGTTGCCAACAATGTTGGGTTGTGGATCAACCCAGGCGACTCGAACGTCCCGTTGAAGGTGTGGGACCAGGCCAGCGGTCAAACGCAGGCCGATGCCGTTGACTTCGAGTGGGAGTCCCGACGCCAGGCCCTTCAGGGTTACGCATACGGGAAGTGACAGGCATCCCTGTCGCTCTCAGTGAGGCGGAGGTCGATGCCCGTTTGGAGGGCGCCGACCTCCGCCCCACGGGTACCGACTACCGTTTCTTCCGCCCCACGTCGAAAGCGGTCGACCGATGGGTCGAATACGCTGCAGGCAGCCACGACAGGTTCTTCCTGGGTCTCGCAGAGATCGACCAGCGGATGCGAGGAGTGTGGCCGTCAGACGTTCTCGTCGTCACTGGAAGGGCGCACAGCGGCAAGTCGGCGGTGCTGCTGTCATCCATAGTGAAGAACCTGCAGCAGGACGAAAACTTTCGTGCCGTTATCTTCACGCCAGATGAACCAGAGATCCTCGTCGTGTCGAAACTGTACGCTTTGCTTTACCTGCAAAGCCTGGAAGACGTTGAACGCGGGCTACAAGATGCCGACCCTGCCTACCTGCAGCACATCGAAGCGGCGAAACCTTTGCTCGACAGGGTGAAGATCTTTCCATCTGCGATGCCGTTCGACGAAATGTCTATAGCATTAGCAGAGTGCGAAGACTACTGGCAGGTTCGACCCCGCTTCGCAATGATCGACTTCCTGGAACAGTTGCCAATGGCATCAGGATACGAAGGCGTGTCTTCCGTGCTGAAAGGCGTCAAGGAATGGGCCGAAACAGAAAACCTGCCCGTCGGCCTCGTCCACCAGTCAGGCAAGTCATCGACGCGTGGTTCCTCCAGGGGCATGGACGACGGCAAGTTCAACGCTGACGAATACGCCATCCTCCAGTTGAATGTGTTTCGCAAACGAGATAACCCGAAACTCGACGACCATGAGAAACGAATCCATTCGGTATCTGTTTCACTAGACCTGTGCAAGAACAAGCGTCCTCCCTGCGAGATAACCAACCCGCCAATCGACTACTTCATGGACCCTCGCTGCGGCATGGTTCGAGAATACTTCGACTCTGACATACCAGGCCAATGGATGATGTAACCGAAGAAACAGTGGCAATGTTTGCGGCCCTCCACGAAGGAGGCCGCATCGCCATCAACTACGGCAGCATCAAACCTCTCGTAGACGCCCAGGGCGCCCCATACGCAGCAACAGGGGAGCCGTACGAAGACGCAATCAGAGACCACCTCAACGACGAACCACCCATCGGGGTGTACCCACTGTTCCGCAACGACGACCACGGCGGCAGATGGCATGTCAACTGGTGCGCAGTCGACCTCGACGAAGGCGAAGGCGACCTCGTCCACGCCAAGAACCTGAAACTGCTACTCAACAAGTTTGGGATCACAGCGTTCATTGAGCGTTCCCGCTCCAAAGGATTCCACATCTGGGTGTACCTGAAACAACCAGTAACCGCTGTCCTGGCGCGTGAAGCCCTGTTCGGAGCATGCGAACTCATTGATGTACCAACCAGAGAGGTGTATCCGAAACAAACAGAACTCGACGGCAAAGGATACGGCAACTGTTTGCTACTTCCGTTCCCCAACATGTCGAACCCTGGCCGACAGGTCATCCTCGACGAGGACGACAGCCCGACAACCGTTGCACGGTTCACGCATCTGGCGTGGACAACCAGGGCACCCGTCCACTCGATACAAACCCTCCACTCGCTACACAAGGAACGACACCTCAGGAGGGCGAATGCTTTCCTCGACGAGTCGGGTGTCGGCGCCATCCAGGGACGCGACGACAAAAACTTCAAATACATAGCGAGACAGATATGGGAAGGCGACGTTCGAGAAGACAGGTCAAACGCCCTGTACGCCTTCGCCTGCTCCCTGTTTCGCCAAAACTACAGAGATGACTCTGTGTTCCGTTGGTCTGCCGCCCTGGATGAGAAGATCGGCAAGTTTGTTGGCCGCTCCGACCGCGAGAAGCGTCTGCATGAACTCGTTGAACATGCCAAGATCGACACTGACGTTGGGAGAGATTGATGCCGAACCCGTTGACACACAAGTTCACGGTGCATACCAGCCCCAGGGTGAAGGGGCGTCCCCGTTTTGCGCGGGGACGCACGTACACGCCGAAGGCGACGATAGATGCCGAGCAGATAATAGCGGAGGCGTACAGTGGGCCGAAGTTTGAGGGGCCTGTGTCGTTGTCGTGTGTGTTTCAGAAAGACAAGATCATTATTTCGTTGACTCCGTTGGCGGTTGAGAAGTCGCCGCTTCGTGGTGACGTATCCAACTATTTGAAACTTGTCGAGGATGCTTTGAACGGCTTGGCGTATGACGATGACCGCCAGGTGCATCGTCTTGTCGGGAAGAAGCGGTAATGGGTAACAGGCTGCCAACCAACTGTTCTGTTTGTTACGGTGTGACGGATTGGGGGACGTTCAGGGCTGAGGCTGGGAAAGATCCGACCTGTGTCTGTTTAGACGAGGACAGGGTGTTTCTTTTGGAGGAGAAGGCGTGGGATGAGTTTGTTGCGATGGTCGACGACGACCGCCCCAGGTTCCTACCTGGGTTGAAGAAACTGATGGATCGAGCGGTGCCGTGGCTGATTGGTGATGTCCACGAAGCGGATAGTGCATCTCAGGATGCGGATGTACAGGCTGCACCTTGTGGAACAGACGAAAAGTTACAGGCTGTACCTTGTAGTTGCGGCAAGTACCGCTTCCCAGCGTTCGAGTTGGAGACATTGGACTGGTCGTGGGGGCCAATCACGGACGACGACGGCGTGCATGAGGCTGATCTGTGTCAGGAGTTGAAGCACGGGCTGATCCTTGATGTGGAGGCCCAGCAATGAGCATTAGTGCATTACTTATCGACCTGCAAAAAAACTGGAGTTTCTTTGCACCTCTTCCTTATAAGAAACGGTTGTACCACAAATGATGCTTGAAGTAGAAAACCGTGAACGATGGCTCATACTGAGAGCCTTACGGCGACTAGGCAACGAC